TAAGTGTAAGAGCCTACATTACGCATGGAGTATTAAGCAAAAGTGCTTGTCTACGTGTAGAAGAAAGTGATCTCACAGAGCTGGTAATTACTGACAGTATAGAAGATCATTGTCCAAAAGAGTGCAAGAAAACAAGACAAATTACACTGGCTAGTTTGTTTGGCGAAGCTATCCGTCGTGTTACTAATGAGGAATCGATAAGTAGTCTTTTTGTGTAACATTTTAAAATAAATACATTAAGAGGATACGTGTATGCGAAAACAAACTAGATCAATATTGCAAGAATTGAGTAACCTTGCACTTAACAAGAATAATGATTTGATTATTGATTCAACTGCTAATAATATTATTAATAGTTCTATTAATCTAATTAATTTAATTTATGAAAACTATACTCCAACAGAAGCTGCTGAATTAGAAAAAAGATTTATTAATAGTATTCGCTCTGCTGATCCAAATAAATTTAAAAGAGGCATACAACGTATTATTGAGAATAAAAGGAAACTTTAATGCTCTTAAAAGAAGGTGGTAATGTTTTTAAAAACCCAGACAAATCGTTAGCTACCAAAAGGATAGACAGGGTTGATGTAGAAACAACTTTAGCTTGGTTAGAAAAAATTACAGGATTACCACATAATGATTTCAAGTTAGGCAGCACTGGACTAGCAGATACATCTGGTGATTTAGATGTAGCAGTCAATGTTGATGATGTATCAAAAGATGAGATGGTACAAAAATTAACTGCTTGGTGTAAACAAAATGGTAAAAACCCAAAAGAATGGATTGCAAAGTCTGGTATCAATGTTCATTTTAAAACGCCAATTAATGGTGACGAATCATTAGGCTTTGTACAAACTGATTTAATGTTTGGTAACCCGGATTGGCTTAAATGGAGTATGCGTGGAGAACCTGGTGGCAGTCAATACAAAGGAAAACATAGACATTTATTGTTAGCTAGTATTGCAAAAGCCCAAGGCATGAAATGGAGTTACCTGCGAGGACTACTTGATAGGGCAACTGACGATGTTATTTCAGATCAACCCGATGAGATAGCAAAAATGTTACTTGGTAAAAATAACGATGCGAAGAGTCTAGAAACTGTTACCAGTATATATGATTCTATTAGAGGAAGAAGCGATCTAGAACAACTTACCGCAGATGCTCGTACAGCATTTGAAAGAGACAGACTCACACTACCAGAAGGCACAGAGATCCGCCGTATCAAGGAGCTAGCCGGAATATGAGATTTTTTGAATTTTATCAATCCAACTCAATACCACTTATGGAAGGAGCACGTATCCAGCATGCCGAAGACATAGTCTTCTGGGAAGGAAGTAAAGGTGCTACACGGGCAATTGAAGCTTTAAAAAATCTAGAACAAGGTGGACATACCGACGTCACTGTTAAGTGGGACGGGTCTCCTGCTATTATTTTTGGAAGGAATGAACAAGGAGAATTTGTTCTAACTGATAAAAGTGGTTTTACTGCAAAGGGTTATGATGGTAAAAGCACAAGCGCAAAAGATTTAGAAAAAATGTTGCTAAACAGGAAATACAGTAAAGGCCAAGAACCAGATAACAAATTTAGGCAGTTTGCAGGAAGTATGCGAGATATATTTGATGAGTATGAAAAGGCCACACCACGAGACCATATAGGTTATTTTAAAGGGGATTTACTTTACTACAACACTCCTTTGTTAAGTAAGGGTAATTTTACATTTAAACCTAACATTGTAACCTATACCGTAGATGCAAAAAGCGTCCTTGGTATGCAAATCGCTAAGAGTAAATCAGCAGTAGTAATACATAATGAAATTGATATTAACGGTGATGAAACTAGTTTAAAAATTGATCCCGAAACTTTCTTTAAAGGCAACGAAGTGCTAGTTATGCCTCCTGTTACAGCACAGGAAGCACCACAGGTTGACGATACTGAAATAAAAAATTTACAGGCTTTAACTAGCAAAAATGCTGCAGCTATAGATTCCTTACTTGATAAAAATACTCTAGCGTCAATGAAAATAACAGACTTTCCTAAGATTTTATATACCTATGTTAATAGCAAAGTTGATACAGGAATGGAAAATTTAGGTAAAGATTTCCTAGATTGGTTATCTACCAGTAAAGTTAGTCAAAGTAAAAAAGCTAAAATTGTAGAATATGTTGGCAAACAACAAGCAGGCTTTTCTGCAATTTGGCAGATTGTTACAGGTATACAAAATGTAAAACACGATATCATAAATCAGTTAGAAACACAAGATGTTCCTGTAAAAGCTTACATAAACGATAAGCCAGGTGGAGAAGGATTTGTAATGGCACATCCTGAAGGTGCCATTAAGCTAGTAGATAGAGGCGGGTTTACAGCCGCAAATAGAGCAGTAGAAAGATAATATGCAATTAGACTTTATACAAAGCCTTAACGAAGCTAGATTAACAAGAGGTAGTAGAGACGAACGCATCTTAACCTACAACGATTGTTGCGAAAAATTTTATTTAATTATTCTAACATTAAACTTTATGAGAAATTTCCCTCATAATAGTCCTTTTGTTCGACAGTATGCAAAAAATTCGATTTTTACAAATTATACAATTTTTAAAACAAGTGGTACTGATTTATATAATCTAATTTATTTTATAACCGGAGATGAAAAGGCACTGGCAAAGTTGAAGGATCCTGATGCAGCAGAAACACTACAACAGAAAAGAACACTTCCTTTGCAGAACGTTAAAGAATTCCTACAACAGCTATCAACAGGAAACATACCTGTTAATGCACAAAGGACTTTAATTAAAATTGAAAATGGTTTAGATATAGACAATAGCGAGTATAAAACTATTAGAAGAAATATTGGTAACATACATACTCTAAAAGAAAAAGCTATAAAACAAATTGCTACAAAATTACTTTTTGCTGCAAGAGCAAAATTAAGGAGCAGCGATATTATAGAGCATCTAAGTAAATTTATAGGACAATATGATTTTGAATCATATGCTACGAAAGATACTGAACCGCAATTTACAAATCAAGATATTGACGTAGATAATAGATCTCTATTGCTTTACAGGTTACTTACAAAAGAAACTAATATAATGTTAATCAAAGGTTTCTTACAGAATGTTGCTGAAGGAAAAAGTATACCAAGTACAATGGTAAAAGCTTATGCCCCTGTTGTAAAAATAGTAGATGACATCATAAAAGGAGGACCTGGATACATAGAAATGTTAAAGGTAATCCAAAAAAGAGCAAAAAATAATAAGTATTGATATATTATCATTTTTTTTGATAAATAATATTAGAAACTCCAATTTGGAGTGCCAAGATAAAGGAGAATGAAATGGCAGATTTAAGAGCAACTACAGTTGCAGATAATTATGAAAAATTTAGCAAATCACAAACTGACGTAGGAAAAGAGCTTATTGTTGCAGTCGGCGCCGGAGCTACTGATGCAGACATGAAAGCAATTATGGCACAATTGACACTAGCAGCTGGCGACGGTACTGGCACAGATGGCAACGGATATGATGCATTTACTGTATGTGCTGTTGGCATGGCCCTTAATGGTACTGATTATGTAATCAAGTTACAAGGTACTGGTACACCGAATTTAACCGATGTTAATACAGGAGGCGGAGCTAGAACACTGACCTTAGTAGCAACATTTGAACCAGCTAATTAATTATTATCCATAATTAAATATCAGATAAAAGCACCACTTTTACGTGGTGCTTTTTTTTTGACTTGTAAATAATTTATGAGAGTAAAAATCACCACATTAATTGATGTTTCAGAAACATCAAGGATTAGACCAAGTCAATCTATTGAATATAAACAAAGTTGTAATTACAACACTTTCCTTCAAACTATATCCTTAACTTCAAACTTTATACTAGAATCCATTACTGAAAACCACGTTGGAATTGGTAATATGAAATTTGGTGCTATGTTTAAAGGTAAACACAAATACTGGGAATTGATTTTTAGTACAGAAGCAGCAGACGCACAACAGTTAGATGACTTTATTAAATCTTTTAATCTGGTCCCAATTATAACCAATCTGACAGAAACTGTAACTATTGCTCCGTCTTGTATACAAACTGAAGATATTGAATTATGTAATACATTCTTTTCTATTTTAGAATAAATATATTATTATGTTTGGAGATGGAATGTCGGTAACTAATTTAGAAAAAGATAACCTCGAAGCCCATGTGGAATTATGCCATGTACGTTATGGAAACTTAGAAAAACGATTAGGGATTATAGAAGAAAAAGTAGAAAAGATTCATGAAGATTTAGTTACTGGTAGTAAAGCATTAATGAAAGTATTCATTGGGGCATCTGTTACAATTATTGTAGGATTTATGTCTACATTAATAGTTATATTGGAAAAATTAGGATAATGTTAATCACAGAAATTCTTAATATCAATGAAAAACAAGTATGGGCGAGATCTGGAAAAAGAGTTATACGGAAATTTAGATGTGTAGGAGGTAAAAGAAACGGTAGGACAGTTTCTTCACCAAGTCAATGTTTTGCTCCAATTGATTTGAAAAAAAGTGTAAGGCTAAAGAAAACTAAAAGTCGTTTAGGGTCATCATTAAGCAGAAAAGCAAATAAGACTAAAAGAACAAATCCTGCATCTCGTAGGGTAAAGTCAATGAATAAAGGAAAATAATGAAAGTTATTGATATCATAACAGAAAAACAGCTAACAGTTGTAAAAAATGATTTAAAAGCTACTACTCTAGTAGACCCTGCAACAAAAATACAAACAATTATACCAAAGGATCCAACCAAACCTGGTATGATTTCTAAAGATCCTGCAACAAATTCTTTTAAATTAAATACACAAGATCCTGGAGAAGTTGATCAAACAATTAAACCTGGCGATCCAGTTGAATTAGACGATCCTGGCATGATAGAAAAAGCTGTATCAAGGAAGCAACAACGTTTTATGGGCATGGTCCATGCAGCACAACAAGGAGAGACGCCAGCATCAGGTGAAGTAGCAAAAGTAGCAAGGAGTATGAGAAAGAAAGATGCAAAAGATTTTGCTAGCACTCGCCACAAAGGATTACCTGAAGAAATATGAAAGTAAATGATTTACTAGGAGAGTTCGGTATTTATACAAGTAGCGAAGAACAAACATTACTAGATAGTTTGATAGAAAAAAAACAATACAAATATGCCGACTTCACAGAACGGAACACAGTAGTAATTAACAACCTTGTTAAAAAAGGTTTAGTAAAAAAAATTGGAAATAATCCTATTACATCTCTTTTTATTAAAAATGTCTAAAGATATAATTGCTAGATTAGATAATATCATTACCAAATCTCCATCACTAAAATTTATTCCACAAGTTTCTAAACAAAAAATATCAATAAATTTATATGATATCGTAGAAACAAACGGTTTTTTTACTATAGTCCATGCAAAAGATAAAAAAATTTTAAATTATACGTGGACTAAAGCTGCTGCTATTGCATTAGTACACACATATTTGTTAAAAAATAATAATGTAAAAGAAATTACAGATTTAGATGCACTCATAGAAAAAAACCAAAGAGATTCTAATTTTTATCGTTATTCATTAAAAAAACAAAAGAATAAAAAAAAGAAAATGATTTTAAATGCAAGATTGGATCTTGCAAAAAATGATATACACTACGCAAAAGCTGAATTGTTAGGAATTATATTTGACAGATTTGATAAATAATTGTAAAATAAAAATAAGGGTAGTAGCATGAACTTACGAGAATTTACAAAGCCAGTTACAGTAAAAAGTTTAAATGATAATTTAACGACTATGTTTGGAAAAAATATAGATACACAAAAATTTACACTAGAACAATTACAAGACACAAGAAATAAACTCAGAACCACATTGAGCCAAATCGAAACTAATGAAAGTTTTGAGAACGTTCACACAAACGAGTCTTATCAAAAGAATAAAATGTTTTTAGATGTTTTAAATCAAGCTATTGAGGAGAGGAACATTCAAGAAGCACAAAAGAAAGATCAGGACGGCGACGGAAAAAATGATTTCACCGATGTTAAAATTGCAAGAATGAAAGCATCAGGAATGAACCACGATGATGCTGTAGAAAAAGTTACAGGCAAAAAAAGTAAAGAAAATTCTTCTATTTCTCGCACAGAAAAACCAATAGTAGAAGGTGAAGAAGATAAAGCAGAATTAGTAATGGCTGCTAAAGATATGGTTGATCGCATTACAGCATGGATGGAAGATACTGCAGAAATGCAAACAGAATCTATGCTAGAACTAGGCGATGCTATCCGCGACGAATTGGGCCAAGAACAATCACAAACATTTATCGATTCTGTAAAACCAGCACTTGAGGCACTATATCAATCACTTGAAACAACAAGAGGCACACTTACACAAGGTGTAACCATGTTAACAGGCGAAGAAATGCCACCTACGCCAATGGGCGACGAAGAACCAGGAATGGAAGAACCAGGAATGGAAGAACCAGGAATGGAACCTACAGTTGATGACGAATCAGCATTTTCAGACGATTTTGCTGCATCAGAACCTGCAGTAGGTGGAGAAGAAGAGTCAGGCAGAATGAAAAGAGAATCTATTCAAAGAGAAATTAGAAAGCAAAAAATATTAGAGCATCAAAAATTATCCTTACAATTAGGTAGAATTCTTAGTTCAAAAAAAAACTAATTAATGAAACATCCGGAGCACTTGCCGTTAAACTAGTCCAAGTGCTCCGGACTGTTATTGCAACAGCAGACGAAAACAAGCAATCTTTATTTTTACATTTTAATTCAAAACCTAAACCAGAAGCGTTAAAAGACAATGAATTAAATCTTGACCTCAATAAAATAATGCAAAATGTAGACGGCGAACAATTTGATTACCAAAGCTTTAAAAACATTTATGATACAGATCCAAGAGTGAAAGCATTAGTCCATAATTTTAATGAAGATGGTATTGAACCAAAAACTGAAAAAAATAAAGATGTTGCTACACAAAATAATCAAGAAACCGATAGCGTTGAAAAAATGGCAAAACGTGCCACAGATTTAAATGATTTATGAGCTTAATTATAAAAAAATATGATTACACAACCCTAAAGAAAACTAACGTAAACGGAAGCAGATTATACCAAGTACCTAACGGGAAACCTCTTCCAAGTGTGACAACCATTTTAGATAGCACAAAAGATAAGACACACCTATATGAATGGCGTAGAAGAGTAGGCGAAAAGAAAGCACAAGAAATAACTACTGAAGCATCAAATGTAGGAACAAGGATGCACAAGTATTTAGAAGACTATATTGATACTGGAGATTGGCCTAAGGAAGGATCTAATCCTTATGCTGCACAGGCTAATAAAATGGCTGCGATTATAAAACAAAACGCATTTAAATATATAGACGAAGTTATAGGATCCGAAGTTAATTTATGGATACCAAATTTATATGCTGGAACGACTGATTTAGTTTGTACCTATAAAAATAATCTTGCTATTTGTGATTTTAAACAAACTAATAAACCAAAAAAAGAAGAATGGGTAGACGATTATTTTTTACAACTTGTTGCATATGCAGAAGCTCACAATGAACTTTTTGGTACACAAATATCAGAAGGACATATTTTTATGTGTTCAAGAGATTTAGAATATCAACAGTTTGATTTGACTGCACAAGATTACAAGAAATGGCGATCTATCTGGTATGACAGGTTGTACACTTTTTATGAAAATTATTGATCAACCAAAAATTTTTGTAATACGTTTACCTGATACAAATCATCCAACTACAATTTTCCATAACAGGAATTCATTCTCATATTACAGCATAATGCTCGAATCACTAGAGCAGTATAAGTATAGCTATGAAATGTTTCCGGCTGTTGAAGGTTGGTCATTAAAGAGTGATTTTTGGATTAAAAATCGATTTCAAAAATTAAACAAAAACATGACACCCGGAGAGATAGGATGTTTTGTAAGTCATTTTCTTTTATGGCAAAAAGCCCTAAGAATAGACGAGAACATAATTATTTTAGAGCATGATGTCATTGCTGTTAAAGAGTGGGCACCATTAAAGGTTACAGCTAACATAATGAAATTGAATACAAGAAATATCACAACAAAAAAATCAAAATTATGTGGTATTTGGCATACTGGAGCTTATTCTTATTTAATTAGCCCTGCTGGCGCAAAAATTCTAATAAAGTTTTCTCAACTCCATGGTCCTATTCCTGTCGATAAAATTATAGGCAGTAAGGTAATTGACTGGACATATGGTGAACCTTTTTTTATATTGAATAAAAGAAGCTTAGTGCAAAGTAGCACACGGAAATAAAATAAATAATAATAAATTATTAGGAGTTCATTGTGGCAGTAGTTCAAATAAGCAAAATACAAATACGAAGAGGTAGAAAAAACCAAGGCGAAGGATTACCACAACTTGCAAGTGGTGAAATGGGTTGGGCATTAGACACCCAAGAATTATTTATTGGAAATGGTAGCGTAGCTGAAGGAGCACCGTTTGTTGGTAATACTAAAGTTCTAACCCAATACGATAATCTGTTCTCAATTGCTGGAGCATATACCTATAAAGTAGATGATGGTTACCTGTCGACTGGTATAACTCCTATAAAAAGAACTTTACAAGATAGGTTAGACGACAGAGTCAGTATAAAATCTTTTGGTGCTACAGGTAATTCAAGCCAAGATGCTACAGTAGCTTTACAAACTGCATTAGATCAACTATTCCTTAACAACAATACAAAATCACTTGCAAAAAGTAGAGTATCATTACATCTAGAAGCAGGTGTGTATACAACAAGTGGTACAATATATCTACCTCCGCATGCAAGCATAATCGGCGATGGACCTAATAAAACTATTATAAGAAATATTAGTGCAGGACCTATTTTTAAAACTGTAACAAGTGATAGCAGTCCAGGCGTATATAATACAAATGTTACATCAGCTAATCGTCCGCAACACATAACTATTAAAAATTGTACAATTGAAGCAACAACAACAACTACAACTGGTCTTGATTTATATGGTATTACTGATAGCTTATTAGAAAATATACATTTTAAAAGTATTTGGAATTTTATTTCCGATGAAGAAGTTGCACAATACGCTCTTACAGATTGCGTAGCAATTTTACTTGAATCAAAAAGTAAAGCAGTGAAAAGCATGAATAACATAATAACAGGATGCCATTTTTATAATTGGTTTGCTGCAGTCAAAAGTGATACAGATATAGAAAATAATATTTTTGATTCATGCTATTTCAACGTAATGGGTTACGGATTTTTGTTTGGAAGTAATATGATAATTTCAAGCGATGAGACAGTTGCAACGAGGATTGGTCCATACGAAACAAAAATAACAAATAATAAATTCTTTGATGTAGGACGCCAAGCTATCTACATCAAAGAAGGAACAAATAATCGATCACACAATAATCATTTTACACAAGTAGGAAATGACGGAGGTGATGATAGTTTACCCGTAACATCAGTTATATATTTTGAAAACGCAGGCAATACATCAACTGGTGATATGTTTAGTAGAACAAAAGTATTATCATACGATCAAGAATTCATTAATTCTAAGCCGTACATTGCTGAAATAGACGGAATAATTAATTACACTAATAATGAAGAGCATTTAATTAGATTTCCAAGAGCAGGATCACCTACTCTCCTATTTAGATTGCCTAGTTTTGAACATCAAGTTTTTTTGATAAATTATCATTTAAGAAGCTTGTCTAGTCAAAGTCAAAGATCAGGCATATTAAAAATCGTTAATGATTCTAGATTAAACGACATTTTGTTAACCGATGAATATGATATTTTATGGGACGGTATGGATTCAAGTACTGCAGTCACATTTACAGCTGAGTACACAACACATCAAAGTTTAAGAAATATAAACGTTTTAGTTACAAATCTAATGCCAGCAGGTGATCAATCCGAAATTAAATTTACTATTACGTGTTCAAAAAATGTCGCAATTTCATGACGAAAAATTTTGAAAATATCTTATGTGAGTGGGTTGAATTTAGAAATAATT